ATCGTCTAGCGAATCTGTGGGCTTTCATTCTGGTAGGACGGCCTTATGGGCTCCCGAAAGTAGCCAAAAGCTACAATTTGGGGTTCACAAGTGTCTTCTATGCCGTGGGTCAGCCTATGGGAGCGTTGTCATCGTGGGCTATGCTCGCGATGACTCATCATGCCTTGGTGCAGTTTGCTGCAGCGAAGGTGGACGCAAAACGTCGATGGTTCATGGATTACGCGGTCCTTGGGGACGATATTGTCATTGCTGACAAAGCCGTCGCGAAGGAGTACCTAAACCTAATGGAAACCATCGGAGTAGACGTTGGACTAGCCAAGTCTCTCGTTTCTTCGACTGGTTCTCTTGAGTTCGCTAAGCGAACTTGGGTTAAAGGACGGTCGGTGACACCATTTAGCTTAGCTGAAATGAGTGTTGCAGTGTCGAACATCGGAGCTCTCGAAGAGCTCTGGCGTAAGACATTAGCATTTGGATCTCCGATCCGAATGGCGGCCGTAGCGCGCTTCTGCGGTTTCGGTTATAAGAACTTGGCTCGATTACCAGTCGGGTTCAGTTTAAACAATCGTCTCAGTCGCCTCTTGGGCTACCTAAGTCGTCCTGGGGGGATCTGGCCCTTGTCTTTTGAGACTTGGGTTGCATCTCCCGGGCCAGGTACGCTCTTAGGGTTGCCATGGGAAGTTCAGAGAAGAATGGTCTGGGCCCTCGTGGTTGACGTGCTAGTGCTTATTGAAAAGGTATTAGAACGGGCAAAGGGAGAGATTAACCGTACGTTTAGTACGCAACTCTTTTCGGGTCAATATAAGGCTCGGAAGGAGGCAGTCCGAAAGGACGGTGGTCGAAGAGTTTCTTGGGAAACCAAGAAAGTCTATGGTCCAATTCTTGTTGGAATGTTTGGTGAGTACTCCGGTCTCATCGAGCGTTTCTTCAAGGACTGGGTCCTTTACTCGTTCTCTTCTCCTTTATCAAGAAAGGCTAGTGCTCTCACCGTTAGGTTACGAGGACTAAGGAAAGACAAGTCCATCGCGGGATTTAATGGCCTTGAGGCCACTTGGAGGTGGATCACTGATCTGGAGAATGGCTTAGCCGCTCTTCCGACTCAGATTGATCTGTTCTCTCGTTCCGACGAGGTCCGTGTCCGTCCATCTGCCTTAATTGGTTTATGGATTAAGTTACGGGCTAAAGTGCGTTGAGAGGTCAGGAGGTCTCGAAAAGGATAGCCTTTGTGTCGCTATGGAAGCGACCCGAGACAGTAATGGAATCATAACCCATATACACCTCGGTAACAATACCCAAAGTTGCGAAACAGTACAGCAATGTATCTGTTAGCACCAAATAGATAGCGTACCTAAGCGCAATGGGCCCGGATAACTGACTTCGGTCAGGGGGCCGGTAGCCCAGTCCCAGGC